GATTCTGCCAAATCATCGATGCAGCAAATGGCTCAAGGGGCCGAAGAAGCGACTCAAAAGACGTCCAAGTCTTTCAACGTCACCGAAAAAGATATCGATCGTCTGTTTGGGTCCAGTAAGAGCCTGTCGACCCACATGTCGAGCAAGTTTCCGAAAGCCTTTGTCGTAGCCGCGGCGGCAGTGACAGGATTCAAGCAAGGCATTCAGAATGTCTTGGCTGTCGGAAAATCGATGCTCAGCTTGACAGAGGGTGTGGTCGGCGGCTTGATGAATATCACCAAGTCCATCCTTTCTATCCCTTTCAAGATCTTTGACGGGCTTATCGAAAAGGCTCAAGCTGGTGGCGGTGGCAACGAGCTAGCTCAAGCCTTCGAAAACGTCCGAAAGGAATTCGGATCCTTCAAGCAGGACGTCGCTAAAAATGTCATCGAATCTGCTCGCTCTATGAAGGGTGAATTGGGTGAGACCGGTCTATCCGTTTGGAAGGTCATGGGAACTCTGGCTCAGCGACTCGAGTACATAACCGAGTTGGCGAAGGGCATGGGTCCGACATTCCATCTTTTGGGAAATGAGATCGCCAAAAACGCCGAAAGCATCGTAGCATATCAGAAGGGTCTCGGCATCGCTCAAGAAGATATGCAGGGCGTCGCTCAGCGCGCCATCGCGATGGGCACGACTCTGACCGATCAGCTGCAGGATATCGCTAATCAGTCTCTGCAGATGGGAGAAGCTTTCGGACTTTCTGCCAAGATGATCTCTCGTGACGTCAGCAAGATGATCAAGGACGTCAAAAACTTCGGATCATTGACCGTCAAGGAAATGACGGAAGCCGTCGTCTACACCAAGAAGCTGGGCATCGAAGTCACCAAGTTGCTTGGATTGATCGATAAGTTCGATACTTTCGAAGGCGCGGCAGAATCGGCCGCCAAATTGTCTCAGGCTTTTGGCGTCAATGTCAATGCCTTCGAAATGATGAAGGAGCAGGATCCCGCTAAGAGGCTCGATGAGCTGAGAAAGGGCTTTGCTCTCGCTGGTAAGTCGGCTGAGAACCTGTCTCGACAAGAATTGAAGCTTATTGCTGATGCTACCGGTCTAGACGAGGAGACGGCAAAGCTCGCTTTGAGTCAGAAGAATCAGGGCGCCAGCATGGAGGATATCAAAAAGAAGTCCGATGCCGCTCAGAAGAAGCAGCTGTCTCAGACGGAAGTCATGCATAAGCTGGCGGATGCCATCGAGCGTCTCGTCCAGTCGGGCGGTCCCCAAGGCTTCAAAGGCTTCTTCGACGCCTTCTTAAAGGGCGTCGGTGCCGGCATCACGTCTTCTAAAGAGTTTATGACGCTGATGTTTGACATCCGTCATGCTTTGATGCAGACCTTCCAGATCGGAGTCGATCTTGGTCGATGGCTCGTTACTAATTTTCCGGGTGTGCTCAAGATCTTTACTAACCTTTCCAATTTGGTGAAGAAAGTTCCGTCCTTCTTCAAGGATCTGAGCGCTGAGATCAAAAATTTCGTTAGCGGTAAGATTTCTCTCGAAGGCTTCTTCGAAAATATGAAGGCCGCCGCTAACAAGTTCCTCGGAGGAACAAGTGGTTTCGGAGCTCAACTCATCCAAGGATTTAGAGAGACCTTTACCAAGCTTGCCAAGATCGTAGCTGAAGGTACGAAGTTCCTTGTCAAGAGCCTGACAGATGGATTGAAGAGGGCGACTGCCTTCCTCAAGAATCCCAAGGAGTTTCTCGATCAGGCCGCGGCCGGTGGCAAAGCGGGTGGGTCTGTCATCATGGAGATCCTGAAGCCCATCATCGATGCCGTCAAAGATCCCAAGATGTGGGAAGATCTTTGGATCGCGTTTAAGGATTTCGCCGGCACTTTCTGGAAGCTGCTGAAAGACAAAGCTATCATTCCGATGCTTAAGGCGGTCCCTGCTAGTTGGTGGATCGGCATCGCAGGAATATTCTTCGGCCCGGCAGTAGGAAAAGCCTTCCTTGGCACCGGCGTGAATTTGCTGGGGGGCATTCTGAAGGACACATTTATGGGAGCCGCTAAATCGGCGCCTTCTATCGCCGGCACGGCAGCTAAAGCAGCTTCCGGTTCGGGTGGTATGCTGTCATCTTTCCTCGGACCTTTGCTCGGTAACCCGTACGTAGCTGCAGCAGCGGCCGTCGCTGCTTTGGGCGTCGTCGGCACGGGCATGAGCAAGGGAGTCGAAAAATTTGAAAAGCAAGTTACTGACAAGCTAGGCGGCGACAAGGGAGCCGGAAAAATCGGTTCTGCCTTCGCAGGCATCATTCAGATGTTTTCCTTCGGAGCCATCAATGATGAAGCAGCCGGCGATATGGCCAAGAACATCGGAGAGTTTAGCCAGAAGTTCGATAAGCAGATCGAAAAGATGTTTGGCAAGGACTTCGCTAAAGATCTCAAGAGCCTAGTAATGGGCCAGATCGATACCCTTATCGACATCGGTGATTTCTTTAGAAGCCTATTTGGAGGAGATTTTGTTGGAGCAGGCAAGGCTCTAGGAAATTTGCTAGTCGATCTTGTCAAGCAGTCTATCAATCAACTCAAGTGGGTCTTCCTGACTCTCCCTGAAAAGATCGTCGATTGGTTGTCAGACGGCGTCGACGCCTTGACCAATTGGCTTGATGGACTCTTCCAAGAAGGCGGAGACGTATCTGTCATTGACACGCTCAAGAATGGATTCGATAATCTAGTCGAAAAATTCGGACCCATTCTGAGCGACATTCCAGGACGGCTCATCTCGTTGTTGCTGACAAAGATTCCATCTGTCATCGTCAAGTTGCAAACATCGATCGCTGGACTCATATCTCGAATGATCGCTTCTTTGCTTGAATCTCTCGAACAGAGTTTGAGCAAGCACTTCGGATCGTTTGGAGACAGCATCAACAAATACCTCGTCCACCCCTTCACGGCCGCCTTCAAAGAGCTCGGAAATCTCATTCCATTCGCTGGCAAGTATATTGCTAATGCGCTTGAGAATCTAGGGAAGTTGATCAAGTCTGGAGGCAAGGACGGAAGTCTATCGAACGCTTTCCCTGATCCCGCTAAGGGATACGCTGACTACAAAGAAAAAGTGAAGGCTGCAGCAGCTGTCGCCAAGACCGATAACGAAAAAGCTATCGCTGCGGCGCAACCCGATCCGGCCAAATTGGCCGAAGGAAAGAAGCCCGAGCTTTCTGGATTTCTACGAACTGCCTCAAGCACGCTAGAGGGAGTCAAGAATCTGAAAGAGAGCCTGTCGAAAGTCAAGCCTGAAGAAGTTCAAAAACTCAAGGATTCTTTCGAACTGACGATCAAGACGTTTTCAGATGATGCTGCTCTAGCAAAGAACGTAGAAAAAGTGACGCAGATCAGCGAGGCTTTTGCTGCGCTGAATTCAATTTCGAAGTCTGTCAAAGAGTTTCAGGCTAACATCACGACCGGTCCGCAGGTGGCCCAACTGACCGCTTCTATCAAATCTTTGAACGAGCTAGCTTCAGCAGCGACTAGCAGCATTACTTCTATGCCTTTGATCCCCGAAGCCGACCTCGCTAAGCTGGTCACGGCCAAAGCGGCTTTTGGAGAGCTAGCTGATGTCCAGAATTCGGCCAAGGATCTTGTCAAGGCTATCTCAACAGGTGGCATCGAAAAATCGTTCAAAGCCGTCGTCGACATGGTAAAGAAAGTTCAAGAGATGAACGATGCTGTTACCTCAATGACGAATAAGCCGATGGAAATCAAGGCTCGTCTGCAAGAGCTCGCGACGAAGCTCGGACTTGGAGCTCAGCAAACATATCAGATCAAGAACAACGGAATCGAGATCAAACTCAATCTGAATGTTACAATGGATGCAGGAAAGGTCGAGGAAGTCATCGTCCGACGCAGCGATTCCAAGATTCGCAAGGCTTTCGGAGACACAGGCCTGAAGGACACTCAGTCCCTCAATAGCCACCTCGGTACGCCGTACTGATGGACGATTATAGGAAGAGGATCATCGATGGAGTTCTGAACCATCCGATGTATAAAGCCGTCTCTAAGGATTTGCCGCCCGATCAAAAGAAAAGGATCGAAGAGATTCTCGGAGGCTATGTCGATCAGTTTTCGATGAATTTCATCAGAACCTTTTCAGCTGCCGCCAGACAACAATCAAAACCGCTTGAGATCCCGTCCGGTTCCGTAATTACTAAGGAAAATGGCTGAGGATCCTAAGAAGATTGTCGAAGAGATCAGGGAGAGTGGATATGACGTCGGAGTCACCAATCCCAACTCGCAAGGCGGCGTCACGCCCCCGACTCATAACGGCCCCAACGACGGTGTCAAAGAGGGCGCCGATCTCAGCAAGAGGACTCGAATCACGCTGGGAAAGTATCTCGGAACGATATCGACCGCAAACTATCCCAATACGCAAATCTCTACGGATCAGAAGAATCCCGATAATCAGTCACGTCTGACCACCACATCAGGCAAGCCTGCCCCGTTGGATCAAAATCCGAATGAAGGTCGCGTCTTCGCGACACCGCAAGAGATCAGATCAGTTTCGGATGCCTTTGGAACTCCTGATGCGGGAGCTAGCAACAACACTACTTCTCTTTCTACCGCCCTCCGCAAGGGTAAGAAAGACGGAGGAGAGTTTGATGGCAATACCCTTCTGAAGACTGGCATTCCTGTCGTCAAAGATCGTTACACGAGCGCTGTTCTCAAATCGAACAGATTCAATGTCGGAACGAAATACCGGGATGATCTTAGAAACCCGGATGATATCCCAAGAGACTTGGCTTATTACAGCCGCACGAAGATCCCCGACACCGAAAGAGTAGACGGTAAGCCGGGCATCAAGTCTATTTCTCCCCAGCAGATGGCCAATGTTAGCAAAGTGCTAATGCTTCGAGCTACCGGAGAGATCGATTCTAATAGTCGAGATTTCAATCCGGATGGAAACATCGGAGCCCTATTGCCGGGTTCATCTCAAATTTTGCCCGCGCAGGTCATCAATTCGAGAGATCTCGAAGCCCGAGATGTTCTAGAAGCGATGATCAATGAAGAGATCGGATCTCACGCTCCGGGACCTGATACGAGCTCGTGGGGAGCTCTGAACAATCAACTCGAACCCTTCACTGGTATTTTGCCCGCTGGCATGATCGCTCTTTGTGTCGCGCTGATCCTAGCGACTCAACTAGCGTTCGAGATTCTGTCGTTGATTATGGGTCTCGTGCCTGATAAGCCTCGTTACGCCGTCGACGACCAGGGAATTCCAAAGAAGGGTCAATTCAGATTCGCCGGCGGCGAAGACACAGGACTTTTTGGTAGCGGACTATCGATCGGTGGAGCGTCCGACATTCAATCTCTGCTAGGTCTCAGAGACACTCAATACCCTTATAACGATTGCTTCAAAGAAGGCATGGGAATATTCTTCGGTAAGCCGCCTGAGGGAGGAGGTCTGATCGGTAATGTTCTGAACGCAGTTGGCAACTCTTTTAAGAAGGCCCTCGAGTCTCCTGGCTTTTATGTCATCTTTTGTCGATCGATCATCCGTTCGGGTTACGGTATCGGCAAAAAACTGAGCGAGCTCGGTTCGAATCCGTTGACTATCGCGCAAGGCATCGTCAATATCATCGATGATCTTCGAAGCTCGAAAATCATTGCTGCCTTCAACATGTTTGCTGGACTTGGCGACGCCTCATTTAGAGGAAAATTCTCGACCGAGCAGGCGCTTAACCAAGACGAAATTCCTGATGAGGCTTCAGCTGTCTACAAAAGCAGGTTCAAGGGAACTCGAGCTCTTGCCTGGAGACAAGCTTCAGCCGGCTCTCTTTATATCCTTCCGAGCTCGATGGCTTTCCAATCTGCTCTCGCCCGCGCCAACGGAAATAAAGTAATCGAACATTGGGACGCCGCTGCCAACGATGCCGAAGGCGCCGACGGTCTCAAACGAAAGACTAACGTCTACTACGCTAAGCCCAGCGATTATCGGATTCCGATCGAAATCGTTCGAAAGATGGAAAAAGCTCTCGATGCAGAGTACGTTCCGTTTTATTTCCATGACATGAGGACGAATGAAATCGTCCAATTTAGAGCGTTTCTCACGGCGTTGACCGAAGATTACACTCCCAACTGGGAAAGCGTCGAGGCTTATGGCCGAGTCGATCCGATTCGAATCTACAAGAACACTGTTCGACGAGTCAACCTGTCGTTTAGAGTTGTCTCTCTCGACCCGAATGACTTTGATGATATGTGGTTCAAGATCAACAAACTGATTACGTTGGTCTATCCGCAGTGGAGCCGCGGCAAGCGAGTGCAGACCGCCGACGGTAATCTAGAGTTTTCTCAGCCGTTTTCTCAGTTGATCTCTTCGTCTCCTGTCGTCAGAATGAGGATCGGAGATCTGATCAGATCCAACTATTCGAAATTCAATTTGCAGAGGGTTTTTGATCCTTCTTCCGGAAATGAGGAAGAGAGCACGACGCAATCAGCGACAGCTGCCAAGCTATCTGAACTGCAGGCTCAGGTCAATCAGTTTACGTTGTCTCCCCAAAAGACAGGCGGAGAGGTCGTTGATCAGATTAAGGCCGCAATCGAAAGCAAGACTTTGCAGATGGAGATTCGAGGCAGCACGTTCGTCGTTGTCGACCCTCCTGAAGCTGCATCTTTGGGATCTGCATTGGCCGGCGCGCTAGCAGCCGTCACCGGCAAGGACAAGAAAAAGTCTAGACCGATCCAGCTGCATAAGACGACGAAAGTCAAGAAAATTTTGGGCAGCTCAGAAGCCGGATTGATTTTGGAGCTTGACGATGAAGAATTGGCCAAAGCGAAAATCAACAAAGTCGGCGTAGCATACGGTCCTCACTTGCTGATCAGCTTTGCCCCGGGAATCGAAAAGCTTATGGTCGGATCAGTCACGGCAGGAGATGTTAATACATTCCTCGATCCCGAAACGAATCCAATCGTCAAGTACTTCGAAAAGAATGTCGGTAAGGGTCTAGCCGGCACTATCGATTCTCTCAATTTTGCCTGGCTCGAAGACAATACATGGAACGTGCACGATCCCGGATCGCAAGCTCCGAAGTCATGCACTGTCACTATTTCGTTCACTCCGATCCATGACATCGCTCCGGGTATCGATTACGCCGGATTCAACCGAGCTCCTGTTTACAGGGTCGGACGTCAAGTCGAGTCGATTACGGACAAGACAGAAAATGATAATGTCAAATCCAATCCGACGCAACCCAAGCCTCCTGGAAATGGAGATCCTCTGAGCTCTATTCCAAAGCTGCCGGGACTGTGAGATGAACCATGCCAATTCGCAGATACAATACCAGCAACGTAATCTCTTTGGGAACCAAGCTCGGCACCGGCCAGGCGCACACGCTGATTCGGCAAGCGATCGCCAACGGCAACCTGCAGTATACGACGGATGTTATCAGAGGCTTCGATCGTCTAGACTCGATCGCTGGCAAGGCTTACGGAGATAGCACGCTTTGGTGGGTGATCGCCGCCGCTAGCGACATCGGTTGGGGTCTTCAATTGCCGCCTGACACCGTCATCAAGATACCTAACTTGCAGCAGGTCGAAGTCCTGCTAAGCTGATGGCGACTCCCAAACAACTACAGGATTATTACCAGATCATCAAGCCCAAAGATCTGATCGGCGGGTTCAAACAGAGCTCTGTCGTCAAGAACGCTCCTGAAAACAAGGAGATCTACGAAAAGGCGATGGAATTGATCGTCAATTCTGATCGAACGGGAGCCTACACCTTTGCCAACATGATCGACAAGGTGAAGGAATTCGTGGGGGAAGAGGGAGGAGAGTCCGTTCATAGCGTCATCAAGATCTATTCCGACACGCCCCCTCCGGGAGATGCCGATTATGGCAAAGCCGATGCGGGCTACGCCAAGATTTCGAAAGTGATGGCCGAGCCGCAAGATTCCGGAACCAAAGTCGGAGTCATCTTGTCTCACTCCCCTTACGTTTCCCTAAATCTTCGTCATATGAATCATGTGACGACGTTCTTGACGGCGATGCCGACGATAGAACTGTCAAGAGCCGTACCATTCGTCGACGTCAATTTCCAGTTTAGATCCGATCAAGACGGATCAGGAGCGTTGACGGCCGAAGGTCGGCACCGCGTCCCATCTCTTATCAGATTTTTGGAAGGCGCGATCAAAGCCGAAGGAGCTTCGAAGACCATTGCCGAGAGCTACGACAAGACGGAAAAGGGAACCAACCAGAAGATTTCAGAGATCGATATGGGAATATTTACAGCCCCGCAGACGCTCGTCAATCCTGATCTGCGTTACGATCCCAAGGGCGGATCTAGCAATGTGATCGCTGCCGAAGTCGGAGATAGATTTCGACCCTTAGCTTCTTTGCAGAGCATTCATATCGACGTAGTAGCTTCTCCTTCGTACACAGTCGCGTACAAATGGATGAAGATGGAACTCATCCTCCACGACCGCACAAGATTGGCTGAGATTGCTAACCTGATTAGACCTGCCGTCTATACGAACACTTCATTGGTCATTCGTTACGGTTGGTCGCATCCCGACAGCGCATCGACCAATCCGTACGCCGAACTTATCAATCAGATGAGGGTCGAAGAGAGATACGCCATCAAGAACGCATCATACTCGTTCGACGATGTTGGCCAGGTCAAGATCAATCTCGAGCTGTCTCAACTTGGAGAGAATCAGCTGTGGCTGTCTCGAATCTCTGAAAGCGAAAAGTTTCAGAGTCTCCAATCTAAGATTGAATCGGTAAGAGACAGAATCTTCAATCTCATTCAGGATCTGGGAATTCCGACGGAAGCTGATACTCGAGCGTATCAGATCATGAACTTCGTTGACAATAGCACGAACTCTGACGTCCCGGACAAGGAAATCAACGAAAAGATTTCGAAATTCATCTCTAGCGTCAAGGCTGCCAACCCGGGAGCCAAGAAGGCTCTTGCTCAGGAATTGTCAGACTTACTTGAGGGAAAAGTCAAGGACAAGGACAAGGACATAAAGGGTCTCAAGGAACAGCTCAAAAATACGGTGCTTTCTTCGATGGAAGAGAAATACAAGGGATTGCAAGAGAATCCGGATCCCTTCCTTCCCAATCCCGAGAAGGACACTGAAAAGATCAGATACGCCAAGGACATCAAGGGAAAGATCTCGACGGTACCAGGATCGGATAAGAAGCGTTACGGCGTCTCGAGTCTAGCGAAGATCATGACTCTCTTTATCTTGCAGCCGCTGCGTCAGACGGGCAAATTCGACGAAGTCCAGATCGTCTACTACCCTTTCAACGATTATTGTGGAAACGCCGGCGGCACCAATATCGGTCAATTTCCCGTCGATATCGGCACCTTCAAAAAGGTGATGGAAGACCAGGTCAAGAAGAAGGGCCTGAGAGACATGACTGTCGCTGAATTTGGCAAGCTTCTCAACGATGCTTTCATCTCAGATCCGAGCTCTATCGCTTACGGAATGTCGAACCATTACGTCGGACGAACCGGCGCCGACCTTCCCAAACCCAAACCCAATTCCAACATCGAATCGGCGCAGGATGCCTTGCTCGGAGCCTCGGGCGCCGGCGGCGTCTGGAAGAACCCGACAGTGGAGTTCTATCTCGAGTGTCTGACGAAGAATGATCCGCCCTCGGCTGAGCGCAACATGAAGGCCAAGACGGGGGACGGTGCCATTCTACGGATTCATGTCTACGACAAGCAATCGACTCCCTGGGACGGCTTCATGAAATTGAAGTCGGCTCTGAGTCGCATCAATTCTTCCACCCTCAAGCCCGATAAAAATTCGAGCAATCAGGTCCCTAGCGGCAAGAAGCAATTGCAACAGGCGATTGCCGATTTGAAAGAAGCTCTGAGCCTAGGCGGCGCCTCATTCGAAGAAAAAGATGGCGTCATGACGCTCAAAGATTTTAATGTGACCAAGATCAAGAAGCTTATTTCGAGTTTCGTCCCGACGCTGACGTACGGCACCAACAATACCGGAATTCTCAAGGCAAACTTGCAATCGATCCAGGATCCTCGTCTGAGCACCGTCAATCAGATGCGTCAGAACGCGGGAACTTCTACTTCTCCCAACGGCACAGGAGTTTCCGGGCTTCCATTGCGTGTCATTCCTGGGCAGATTCAAATGATGTTGCTGGGCTGTCCTCTCATGAGCATCAACCAGCAATTTTTCATCGATTTCGGTACGAATACCGACCTCGATAATTTTTACGCGTTGACGGGTCTGACTCACACGATTTCGCAAGGGAAATTTGAAACGTCAGCGAAGTTCATCTGGATGGACGCGTATGGATCGTACGAGAACATCTCGACCCAATTCAAGCAATTGGCTCAGCTGATCAAGAAGGCTTCTGAGTGACGTTGTAAACGGCGGAGTCCCGCTATAAGATTCGCATAGTGACCTTCGCTATCACCAAAGAGGTCCTAAAGTGCGATCGTCATCTGATTCGCGCCGATGCCGGCTATTATTGGGCAGACGCGATTCCTGTCGACGTCCCGACTTACGATATCGATTTTAGACCCAAGAAGTGTTTGCGTACTTCTATGCATCTTGCTGGCAAGACGGCCGAAGATCTCGAAGGGATGGATCGATATTCGAAAGCTCTGAATTCGATCCCGTTCGAAGAACGCCCGCCGCTTTGTTCGTTTCTGCCGAAGCAAGAATACAAAGCGGCGGTGATGTCTTTGGTTCGGAAGATCGAAGATCACATTCGAATTCCGACTTATTACGAGAAGCATTACGATCGACATACCGAGGTCTTCGAAGCCTTGCAGAGGGCTTTGGTTCATCTGAATAAGATCTCTCAGCATTCGGCCGAATCAGATGCCAATCGACCCGTATTGGCTAGTTTCTTTCCGGACGTAGACAATAAATGTCGACCGGTCAAGTATGATCGTCTGACCGGTCGAACGGGCCGTCTGAAAGTGGCTTCCGGTCCTTCTATCCTGACCCTGAAAAAAGAGTATCGAGATATCCTTAGGTCTAGGTTTGAAGACGGAAGAATAATCTCCGTCGATTATAAGAGCCTCGAGGCTCGCGCCTTTCTGTATCTGTCGGGCGGCGACGAGTCGAATGACGACATCTACGCAGCCATGGCAGATAAGCTGTTCAACAACGAGTATCCAAGGCACATAGTCAAGGCCGTCGTCATTTCTTTGCTTTATGGAATGGGAGATCCGGCGTTGGCCATCAAGCTCAACATCGACAAAGGGAAGGTTCGTAAGCTATCGAGATCGGTCAGGAAGCACTTTAGATATGAAGAGCTCAAGTCTCGGCTCGAAGAGCAGCTCAAAGGCGATACGATCGCTAATTTTTACGGACGAATCATTCACGTACCTGATGAGCGTTTACTCCTTAATACGTACGTGCAGTCGACAGCTGTCGACATCGTGCTTAGCGGATTTCTGAATATCATCAAGGTGGTACCACAGTCACAGGCTGTCCCGCTCTTCGTATTACACGATGCTCTCATCATGGATGCATCAAAAGATTTCGATCCTGAATCGGTCAGGGTGGCCGTAAGGGTTCCGGGTTTCGACGGACATTTTCCTGTACACGTCTCGTCGTTTTGATAACCATTTAGTGAGGTAATCCCATGGCAAAACACTACGAGATCTCTCCTGAAAAGATCGCTGAAAACTTCGAAAAGTTTGAGTCGCTTTGCAAGCGCCTCGGTGATCGATCCGAAAACGTTCTGAAGATGGTAGAACATCTGGGAGAGCGTCTGGCTCTCTGCCCGGCTTCGGCTCGTATCGAGCATCATTCTTGCTTTCCGGGAGGATTGGTCGATCATTCATTGAGAGTATTGACGACGGCCGGAAAGCTAGCCAAAGCCCATGGCTGCGATTTTCCGCTCGAGAGCCTGATCATCTCTTGCCTTTTCCACGATCTAGGAAAAGTGGGAGACGAAAACGAAGATTATTACGTCGTACAGAAGTCGGATTGGCATCGTGATAAGGGAATGCTGTACGATTACAACGACAAGATCTCGTACATGTCTGTCCCGCATCGCAGCGTGTACCTCATGCAGAGGTTCGACATCAAGCTTTCATCGGAAGAATATCTTGCTATCCTGCTCAATGATGGACAGTATGTCGAAGCGAACAAGCCATACGCAATGCGCGAGCCTCTGCTTAGCATGGTCGTACATCAGGCCGATGCGTTCTCGACGATGTGGGAAAAGACCAACTTGAAGTGAATTTAAGTTGGGAATCCAATATTTATTGGTATGTCTGCTAAGCTTCTGAAAGCCTATCTGAAGATGGTTTTGGAGGAAGAGAAGCAGGCTGAGGAGCCTCTCGAAGAGATGGGCGCCGCCTCGGGCGGCGGTAACGCAATGAGCGCCGGAAACGTCGCTGGTTTTACTGCTCCGCTCGGTTCCAAACCCAATCGTCGTAAATCCTCTCGTCGTCGTCTAACTCAACCTAAGAAGTGAACAATTGTTGTTTAGTTCTTATATTTTCACCTAACCCAACAACCCAAAGGAAAATCAAATGGCTCTCGATCTCGAAGCGATCCGTAAGAAGGTCGCACAACTCAATGGCACCCTGAAGAAGTCTCGCGTCAACTACTGGAAGCCCGAACCGGGCGAATACAACATCCGAGTACTCCCGTGGCCCAACAACGACGGCCAGCCGTTCAAGGAGCGCTGGTTCTACTACAACATCGGCAAGAATCCGGGCCTCTTGGCGCCGACGCAGTATCAGAAAGCCGATCCCGTCCAGGAGCTCATCGACAAGCTCCATGCTTCCGGCAAGAAGGAAGACAAGGATATCGCCAAGAAGCTCTATCCGAAGATGAGAGCATTCGCTCCCGTCATCATTCGTGGCATGGATGACCAGGTTCTCGTCTGGTCCTTCGGCAAGGAGATCTACCAGCGATTGCTCGAGTTTTTCCTCGATGCCGAGATTGGAGACATCACGGATGTCAACGACGGCTTCGATCTGAAGGTGAAGATCACGAAAGCCCCGGGCAAGTTCTGGCCCGACACGACCGTCGATGCGGCTCGCAAGTCGACGAAGCTCTTTTCGGATACGAAGAAGATCGAGGATACCCTCGCCGCGATTCCGAATCTGGATGAGTATCACAAGCTCAAGTCATATGACGAGCTCAAGTCGATCATCGAGGCCTGGTCTCGAGGTGACGATCAGGAGCCCAACCAGTCGGAAGGAACCGCTCGAGGTTCCGAAGAGACTGATGAGCTTGAGAAGTTGACGAATGAAGTCAACGAGATGAAGTCCAAGCCCGAAAAGACCGAGGAAACCAAAGCGTCCGCTGTCGAGAAGACCGACGCTAAGGCGAAGGGCAAGGGAAAGAAGGCGGACGACATCGATGATGTCCTTTCGTCTTCCAAGACCGCCGATCTGGATTCCGTCTTCGACGAAATCGCGAATTCCTGATCTAGGAAAGAAAAAGAGGAACAATGTCAAAGCCTGGTAAGAAGGCTCAGCAGAGTTCTGCTCTCGTGACCGAGGAGCAGGATGACTTTACTACTGAGCTTATTTCGAGCATCAACAAGGAACACGGTCACCAGATCGCCTACAATCTATCGACGGACGCGGCGCCGACCGTAGTCAAACGTTGGATCTCGACAAGTTCCAGGCTACTTGACTACGCTATCGGCAATGCACGTGGTCGAGGAGCGCCCGAGGGTCGAATCATCGAAATCTTCGGGCCTCCTTCGACAGGCAAGTCTCACATTGCTTTGCAGATGTGTAAGACAGTCCAAAAGCTTGGTGGCGTCGTCGTCTACATCGATACTGAGAACGCTACTTCGGTAGAGAATCTCCACACGATGGGTATCGATGTCAAAAAGAAGTTCGTGTATATCGAGACGAGTTGCACGGAAGACGTCTTCTCTGTCATCGAAAGCACCATCCTCAAGGCAAAAGCTATCAACAAAGACGTACCCATCATCGTTGTTTGGGACTCTGTTGCCGCTACTTCTCCCAAAGAAGAATTGCTGGGAGAATATGATAAGAGCACGATCGGTCTACAGGCTCGAGTCATTTCTAAGGGAATGAGAAAGATTACGGGCGTCATCGGTGTCAACAACGTCACTCTGGTCTGTCTCAATCAGACTCGTATGAAGATCGGCGTCATGTTCGGAGATCCGACCACCACGTCAGGTGGTAATGCGATCCCGTTCCACGCATCGGTTCGTATCTCGCTCAACGGCGGATCGAAAATCGAAAACAAGAACGGAGATGTCATCGGCATCAACGTGTCGGCTCGTCTTATGAAGAACAAGGTCGCGCCTCCACACAAGAAGATCAATTTTCAGATCCACTTTGGTAAGGGAATTGTCGAGCACGAAGAACTTTTCGATGTCCTTCGAGAAGCAAAGACTCAGTCTTGCAACGGCAAGGAAATCACTATCTCCGGTGACGGAGCCTGGAAGAATCTGAAGGTGATCGACGAAGCGACACAGATGACGATCATCGATAAAAAGTTCACTAAGAGCCAGTTCGGAGAGCTGATCGACAGCGCCGAATTCGGACCTTACATCGAGGATGCAATCGAGAAAGCTCTTGTATCTCATCAGATGGTATCGTTGTCGGCCGCCGCCGAAACGGACGAAAATACGCCAGCTGAGGATCTCGAATCATGAGCGATCGCCTGACCGTAAGGCGCGTCATCAAAATCAAGAAAACTAGAGATGATGCGATCATTCCGACACCGTCCGATGGTAATGTCGGATACGACCTGACGATCCCTGTCAAGATCGAGCTTTTTCCGGGAGAAGTAACGAGGATCGATGTCGGTCTTATCTTGGCTGATGATATGGACTACTCTTTGGCTGGTCCTGTCAGCGGCTTCGACGGGAAAGCCGCGACTCTTGTCCCTTTCTTTAAAATCGAAGGACGATCCGGGTTAGCGTCGAAAGGAATCTTTCCCGTAGGAGGCATCATCGATCCCTCTTATCGGGGAGAGATCGGCGTCTTGCTTTTCAATTCGACGAAAAAAAGTTTTGTCCTAGAAAAGGGCGCTCGAATCGCGCAGTTGGTTTGCTATCATACGTTGTCTCCTCTTCGGAATTCGGAGGTCGTCTTTGATGAAGTCAAAGATGTTGTACCGAGCGATAGGAACGATAACGGATTCGGTTCTTCGGGCACATGAACATAACTCGGATTCGAGTTACTTAATCTCCGCATGACCGCACCGTCGTCGATTCGGAACGTTCTCCTAATCGACGCCTGGAACCTATTCTGCAGAAGCTATGCAGCC